CTTGGTACTTGTGAGTGAAGTAGTTGTCATCGTGACTTAGACGCACTGGCAGGCGCTTAAAAACGGAAACAGGCAGCGTGCGCGGATCACGCCCCCACTGCTTCTGCGTGTACCCCTTGAAGAACATGTTGTAAAGCGTCGTGCCGATTGCTGCCTCCGCTGCTTCCTCGAAGTTCTGCGGATCAATGTCGCGCCGCTCGGTGTCGATTAGTCGCTTGGCCTCGCTCGGTGTCAGCGCGTGATCCCAGACTTGGCACATCGTCATCAGGTTCACCGGGAATGAATAGTGCTTGTCCTGCACCCTCGCGATGACCTTGAGCCTGACGTCGCGCATCGTAGTAAAGCGGTTAACGTACTGCCAGACTGTCTCGTTGTCCGTGTGGAAGATATGCGGGCCGTAGGCGTGAACCATGATGCCATGCCGCCGCTCTGTGTGGCAGTTGCCAGCGACGTGGCTGCGCTCGTCGTAGATGGTCACGCGGTGACCACGCTCGGCAAGTTCGCGAGCGATGACGCTGCCTGTCAGTCCTGCACCTGCGATGCCGTAATGCTTCATAGATGCATCAGCCGCTCTTGATGTTGCTCAGGGATCTGCTCCAAGGCGCCGCTGCCATTCCAACCACGCTGCATTAAGTCACGGACCGCGTTGGCCTCATGGATGTGGTGATGCCAACCCAAGCCGCCCTCATCGACTAAGTTCCACTTGGTGTTGCGCCAAATGTGCCGCTCAAGCATCAGGTCGTAGTCCATGCGGTGGAGATGATACATGAATAAGTTCCAGTCGTACATGCGCGAGTATTGGCAGTGGTGGAATCCTGCTCCGTATGTCAAAGGGATCTTAGTGATCAACGGCTTGTCCATGTGCGTCTCCCGGTACCACAGTGGCCGCTGCTTGACAATCGGAATCGTCAAATCCAGCTTAGGCTGCTCATCCATGACGTGGATGGCCTCATAGCCTACGACGTTGGTGAACTGGCTGTCACTCTTGCGGAAGGCCTCCAGCACTTCAATCAGCTCTGCGTGTGGTGCGTAGACCATTTCGTCGGCCTCAGCGAAAAGGACTACCTCGTAGCGCTGCAATAGCTCAGCTTGCACGCGCTGCACCTGGTCAACAAGCCACTGATGGCGGAATGCCTCCGGGTTGTGAACAGGTATAACGGTCACACCGATGTTATCGGTGCTCCCATCCTGCGTGTCGTGGTCGATGACGTAGATGTCGTCATCGGCAAATGTCCGCCGGTAGTGCTTCAGCCAAATCGGTAGGTTGACCGGCTCATCTTTGACGATGGTAAATGCTGCAAATGGTTTCTTCATATTTTCACGATTAGCATGATGTCATCCCAGCGCCCGGTGTCTGCACTGGCGTTCCAACGCTCACAGGTTGACCCCTCCGGTGCAAAGCGCTCCAAGCCATTAAACCACGATGCGTCTTGGATGTCCTCAATCACCATCACCCCGCCAGGCTTCATCAGAGGAGCGTAGAGCCGCAAGAACTCGCACATCGAGACCAGTGTATGCGGCCCATCATCAACGGCGAAGTCAAGGCCATCCGGGAAAGCCTCACGGACCGCTTCCACGCTGTCGTTGGTGTAGGCATCAGCAAAGCGGAAGGTGCAGCGGTCGCTGTCAATCAACTGCTCAGCCTTGTGCTTGATGTTGTTGGCGATGTCCATGAACATGAACCTGGCCTTGGGTAGATACCGGCACCAAAGCGCAGCGCTGCCACCATGCCAGACGCCGATCTCAAGCATGTTGATAGCCTGGTCCCTGAGTGGGTTGAGCAGCCGTGCGTATGTCTCCGTGTACTTGTGGTCGGTGCCTTTGTCCGTGCCACCTTGCCAATCCATGCCATGCAGGTTCATTTCCTGCAGCATGGCGACGATCTCGGGATCTTCGTGTTTTACCATGTGATTACAAATAATTCGGGTGAAGGCCATCCTGGGCAGAGGTCGGCAACTTGCGCCTCCGCCTTGCCAATCCAGTGCTCCGCCTGCCAGCGGTGATCACGCTCCGGTGTTCCGAGCTTGGCGATGTGCGTAGCCCGAGCCCACCAGTAGTTGCCGCCAAAGTATGGATAGCCGTGTGGGTTGTTGTGGTCAGCCATGTGTGGCCATTTCTCCTTGGTGATCCAATGCGGACCAGCGATGTCAACGCCTTCCAGCTTCTCGAGGGCATTCTGCCAAGCCACGACGCAGAAGAACGTCATCGACCGGCACCAGAGCTGGTTAATCAGCGATGCATCCGAGCCGCCCTTGGTGTGCGCGTATAGGTAGACAGCATCCGGCTCTTCCTGGCTCGCCTTGTACATCTCGTTGAGTGTCGCCTGCTCCCAAGCTGTCGTGCGCTCGACAACGACCTTGCAGCGATCCGCTGGCATGACCGTTGCCAGGAATGCCTTGACCTCCTTACGGTTTGCTGGCTGCCCGACGATGCCAATCCGTATCTCCTCGATTGCGTTGGCAAGTCCGTAGTTACTGACCGCCATCAGGTGTTGGTTGACCAGCATCTGCCATCGTCCATCGGCAAAGATGTGGTAGTAGTGGATTATTCTCATGTTGTGCGGCTAAATTACGACATATCGACCACTGTTGTGCACCCCGAGCTTCATCAGGGCAACGTAGCGGATCGCGTCAATGGCGTGGTTGTACCGGTCAATCGGCACTCCCAACGACGCGCCAGTCCTGTCCGTGTCCCAAGTGTAGTTGCGTAGTTCCTTGATCAGGTTCGTCGATTCTCTGGTGACGAGCAGCGGCTGGCGTTTCAGGATGTCGATGCTGTTCCTGATGCTGTCTGCGCCCTTCGTCGCCGGGTGGATGTTGAAGCCAAGCCTATGCACCTCTTCGATGCTCTTGGGTTCGGCACTGTCTGCGATAATTGGCCATGACCTGTTGATGCCCAGCTTGCGTAGGTGTTCAGCAATGTCTTGATTGGTGAGGCCGTTTTGGTAGATCAACTCATGCATGAGGATAGCACTGCCGCGCTTGTAGACGGCCACCACCGCCGTAGGGTCATTCGTGTATCCCCAGTCCAAGCCGATGGCGACCAGCTTGTCACCAGCAAAGTCGATGCCGTCGACCTGCTGCCAGTCGTCGAAGACCACGCCCTGCAGTGATCCGACCTCGCCCAAGCCGTAGACCTTCCACCAGTTCGCCCAGTACGTCGATGTTGCCGCCTTGACCTGCGCCGATTCAATGTCGTCGCGGATCGTCGCCGGCAGTGCTTCGTTGTCGCGGTATGTCAGCACAATCAACTCGCTGTCCTGCTCCGCCAGCACCTCCGTGTGCGCCCAGAACTCCGACACCGGGTTGAAGTCGATGTAGATGGCTTCGCTCGTTCGGATGGCCAGCTGATGGTACGCCTCAAACTCGATGTTGTTAGCCTCGTTGATGTATAGCACCTGCCGCCGTGCGCCGCGTAACTTAGCCTCTTGGTCTGCGCTGAAGAACTCAATCGTGCTGCCGTTGGCAAACGTGTATGTCAGCAGCGTCTTGTTCCAGCCTTCGTCACGCCAGCGGTTCGTCCACTGCATGACCTTGCCAAAGTCCTTCATCGCACCACGTCGCAGGTGCGGGATTGATTCAGATACGACGCTGATCTCGGTCTTGGCCTTGGCTGCTATGTTGATTAGCACGGCAAGGATGGCGATGGTTTTTCCGTTCCCCCACCAGTTGCCCAGTGGGGGTCAACATCCAGCAGATGTCCCGCCCTGAATGACTTTCTTCCGAGCGGCCACCTGCCGAATGCGTTTAATAGCAGTGGTATATTTAAACATATTGCCATTTAAATCCATAAGCAGTTTGATATTTCGGCTTGTTTTTGCAACACCCAATAATGCCAACTGAATTATAGCCTATTTCTCTTTTAATTTCTTTGATTGAATTCCAAACTTTAATTGGTTTCATATCGGAAACGCTTAATTGCATTACTTTTTTACTGCATTTAGAATCTGCGCCTCTTGTGATTTTTTGCAACCCTTTTGCAAAGGCGTGCTTTTGATTTTGTTGCGTAGTTAACCATTCTAAATTATCAATGCAATTGTTTTGCTTATTGCCATCAATATGATTGACTTCTTGTGTTTGTGCGTTTTCTATTGGCAAAAATGTAATTGCTACTAACCTATGCACTGCATAATGCTTTCGCTGTCCATTCTTGAACAACTTACAACCTAAATAACCATTTGTTTTTACCCTTATTCCGATAGCACGTTTTGTTGCAAAAGCAGGGTTAGTGCTTTTTCCATTGCCTAAACTATACACAATACCAGTATCGGTTATAGTGTACAAGCCTTCGTATCCAATTATGTCTTTTTCTTTCATAGCACAAATATACAATAGTTTTGCATAGTTGCACCTCCTTGCTGTTGTGTACTTAAAACTCAATCTAATTGCTTAATCTTCTCGATGTAAACCGCCGCATCCATCAACTCCTCCTGCAAGTGTTGCAGCCACTGCATCAGCGTCAGGTCATCCCTCTCCATCGTTGTGCCGTACTTCTCCTTGCCCTTTTCTGCTCTTGTCCTAAGTTGGGCAACAACGGCCTCGGTGATTGCGTCAGTCATTGAATAGCGGCTGCTCGATTTTGACTTCGTTCTGCTGCTTATCGACTAAGCCAAGAACGCGGACGGCGATGCTGGCATTGTAGACACCTGCGCCGC